ATGTTTGGGTCGGTCGGGTCTAGGTTGGCCGCGTCCTCGACCCACTCGTCGATCATGTCCTTGGCTGTTTTCAGCTTCATGTAGCCGTCTTTGCTCGAACCGTCAACGTCGACGTTCGTCCCCCAGTCACTGATTTGCAGCAGGGCGGCCGCGTACAGCCGCACTGCGTCTTCCCATACATCTGGGAAGTTCGCCATATCTAATGTCGCCCAGTTGTAAACCCTGGAGACTTTTCGCTTCAGCCAATTCTCCGCCGACTTCCTGCGTCGCTCGATTTCTGCCTGCTCGATGGCCGAGAACTCGTAGGCCAGGATAACTCTGGCGTTTGGCTTCGGTGCTTTGACCAGGACGACAGCACCGGTGGCAGCGTCCACCGATTCAACTGCCACTGCGTCATCGTCGACGTAGGCGGTGACATCTGCCTTGGTGACCTCATCGTCACCGTCGCGGTCAACGATCGGTGCTTGCGATGCATAGAACACTCGGTTCGCGCCATCAACTTCACCGATGACGTGTTTGTCGGTGGTCTGCCGCAATAATCCAGCTTCTCGCCGGATATCGTGCAGGGAAGTGAAGTTCTTGGCGCTCATGAAAGTTCTACGCCTCCGGTGCTGCTTCGGCAGCTTCCTTTTGCGCCTTGAGGGCTGCGACGATAGCGTCAGCCATCACCTGCTTTGTGACAGCAGTTTCGTTTTCGTAGTCCAGCTCGATTCCAAGCTCTTTGGCCTGCGCTACGACAGCTTCGCGTGGTTGCTTTTTAATGCTTGATGGAGTTGGCACTTCAACATCAGCAGCTTCAGCAGCCTCAGTCTCTTCGGCTTCGCCCTCGCCCTCGTCTGAAGCGGTTTCAACCTCGCCCTCGACAACTTCTGGCTCAGTAGTCGTCTCGGTAGCTTCCGTCGCTTCTGAAGCGGTTTCGTCAAGGACAGTGACCTCGATGAACGCGTCGTCGAGCAAAGCTTCCAATTGCTCGTTGTCAACGTCAAACTCTTGTGCTTTGCCCGGTTGGATAACCAAGCCGGCGCGCCGCCTGGATACGCCGTTAGTGATTATCTCGTTAGATAACCGTAGTGATACTTTTGGCATTTCGATCCCTTTCTTATGAAGTTAGTTCATACTTAAATTGTAACACAAAAAATCGCCCCCAGTGGAGGCGATTTCTCTGCGTGTCGGCGGTTAGCCTTTACACTTGATAGCACGGTGCCACAATCCGTAGCCGAATGCTCCTCGCCAGTAAGTACCGAAGTAGTACTTTTTGTTCCACCAGCCCTTTTCGCTGTTCTCGCCGAGGAAGCTCAGTGGCTCGTACTCGCGTTCCTGAATAACGAATGGCTTGATTTCGCCGGCGACGTTAATCAAATACCAATCTTTATCAGCAGTTAGCTCGGTAGAAACCTTGACGCGAGCTGCGTTGTAGTTCGGGTTCTTCACCGCAACGCCGCCCTCAACGATGTTCTCGCGCTCGACGATTGCCTTTGCGGCAGCCTCTAGCTGTACAGGGACAACCAGCACCAAGTCGAGTTTCTTGTTGACGGCCTTGCCCTTGTCACCCCTGAAGCTCAGCATTGCTAGGCGAACCTTGGCAAAGTTCTCGGCTGTAAGCGGCGTGCCGGTAAAGTAGTTTGACTGAACAGCGGAGGTCTCTTCGTTGATCGGGTGATCAGTATCGAAGAAGTTCTGGCCGTCGTAGCATGGCATGTTCTCGCCGTTCGGCATCAGCTCGCCATAGATTTGCTCGTCTGGAAACTCTTTGACTAACTGACCAATTGAGCGCGCAGTCGTCAGATATTTGCCGGTCTGGTCGTCCTTGATATCTGAGTGCTTGACTTCAACTGAATCTTCGAACTCGCGGTTCGGCAGCGCGTATTTGTAGGCCTTGAGTTTCTGCGGCACGCGCTCGCCTAACATTTCGCGCAAACCGTGCATCTGACCAAGCCAGCCGTAGTCTTCAGAAGCGCCCTTTGACTTGACGGTCATTGCCAGCTCTGTCGAGCTTGATTCGGTCGCTTCGTAAGCCTCGAAGAAGTTGGTCAGGATTGATTGTTCTAATACTGGTTCCATATCTTTTCAATCCTCATTAAACCGTTTTTAGTGCGATGCGGATTTTGCTTGAGCTCAGCACCTCGACGATGCGGCCGCACTCTTTGCCGGCATCAGCTGGCAAAGTCACCTTATCCACGGTTTGGTTATCTTTAACTTTGACGTAAGCAGCGATGTCGCTCTGCTTTGCAGAGAACGCTGCGTTCACGGTGATCACACCGTATGTCCAGAATTGGACGTGGTCGGCAGTTTTGCCAAGCCCTACGCCTGCTGGACTTGCAGCAACGCCGACAACTTTATCAGCTGTGGTCTCAGCTGCGTTGGTCGCCAAGCCCTGTGCGTTCACGCCAACTAGCGCACCCTCTGGGATACTCACGCCTGGCGCAAGCTTCAGATGGCCGATGTTGTTCTCTTGACGAGCAACATCTTTAAATGAAGTGATTGCAGTCATTTCAAATCCTTTTATTCGTTACTTTTTACTCGAGCCATCGCCTCGGCATAGGCTGGTGACTTCGCTGCCAATTCATCGATCTGCTTTGTGCTGATGCCGTTGGCTTTCAATCCTTCGACTTCCTCTTGTGACAGATTCTTGCTTATCGCTACGTCGTCTTTGTCAGCGGCTTCGCCGTTCGTCGAGCCCGTCTGATTAAATTGTACACGCTTACCGCCTACTTTTACAAGCTCCTCGAGCAATTCTGTTGTAGATAGTTTAACTTTTTTGCCGTCGCGGCTAAACTCGACGCGGCCGCCGGCTTTGCTCAGGTTCTGGTGCAGCTGCATAAACGCGTCCTTTTGAGCTGGGACGATCATGCCAGCGGACAGCATTGTCTGATAAGCAGTCTCGGCTTTGGCTTGGTTTCGCTCAGCGCGCAGCCGTGACAGTTCCTCGCGCTCGCTCCGGCTCAGGTTCTCTTTGTCGTCGCCATCGCCTTTCTTGTCAGCCTCGGCTTCATCGGCTTCACCATCACCCTCGTCAGCTTTGTCTTCGCCGTCTTTGTCCTCGTCGGCGTCGCCCTCACGAGACAGGTTCTCTTTGTCGTCGCCCTCACCCTCTTTTTCGTTCGGGTCTTTTGCGTCGGCAATTTGCTTTTTCACAGCCTCGGCCTGGTCGGCTGGGACTTCTACGGTTTCGCCAGCTTTAACGGTTTTGCTGACATCTTCGCCGTCGTCGTCTTTGACGGTTATGACCACATCAAAGTCGCGGTCATTGGTTACTTCGACAACCTCTGGCTCTTCGCCCTCGGTGTCTTTGCTGAAATGTTTGCGCATTTTTGCAAGCTCCTCTACTTTATTTTTACTAAACATCACGACCGCATTCGTCCGGCGATTGAAGTTATCGAGGTAGGCTTCGGCTGCCTCTACCTCGTCCCGCTTCAATTGCTCGGGTGCTTCTTCAAATGCGTTCATGCCAGTGATAAATGGGTCATTGACCAGAGCGACATGCTCTAGCACAATGCCGCGGTCGTCGCCGGTTCGGGTGTCGATGTAGTGCCAATTGAAGCACATCGACACATCGAACACCAAGTCCTGCTCTAGTCGGTACAAAGCCTCGTAGTCGCGGATTTCCAGCGTGGCGTACACGCCATCGCCTGGCACAATCTCCAGCGCCACCACCTCGCCGGCGTTGTCTTTCGTGCCGCTCCAATGATCAAACGGGATACTCACTCGTGGCAGCGTCGGAATCTTGCCGCTCTGCTTGGCCTCAAAGTTAGCCAGCATTTCCTCTGCCCACGCCTCGTCCAGCAGTTCGCACTCTTCGCCGTCGAGCGGAGAATACAGCTGGCCGAACGCCGCTATTTGTTTGCGAAAGCGGCGGCCTTTCCAGTCGCCCTCTTCGCCCTTGTCCTTGGCGGATAGTGTGCTGCTGGAGAGCATCACTACCGTTCGTGTGTTGTTGCGTTGATTAATCTTTGTCATGACATTTTTTCCTCTGTTTTAACAATAGCATATTTTAATCACTTTTAGGTAGATGGTTGCAGCAGCTGGCTTCCTGCCAATCCGCCGGCGACGGTTGGCATTCCAGTTATCTCTGGCTTCTCTTCCTCCTCGGTCAGCACCGCAATCCAGATACAGCGACATCTGAAGTGTATCGGTGTTTGCCACGGCGTGTCGGCGTACTCCTCTGGCGTTGCTACCTTTTCGTCCAGCTCGCGGCAGGTCTGGCAGGTTTTCTTGTCGAGAATCGCCGAGTAGACGTATCGGTCGATGTCCTCGTCGTATTTCTTGAATGTCTTGGTTCGGCCGGTGTTGATCGATTCGGCTACTGCCACGGTATTGCCTGGCTTGGTGTGGGCGGCCAAGTAGGCCAGCAGTGCTATCGCCAGGTCGTCCAGCACATCATCGATAGCTCCCTCCTCGCTGAAATGCCGGCGCGCCATCTCGCTCGAATCCTTGCCGCCAACCAGTGCGGCTATCTCAGCCTCGACATCACCGAATTGCAGGTCGACGAATTCTTGCGCTCGCTCAGCGATTCGTTGCTTGTCGGTCTTGTCTGTCGCCGGCGCTAATTTGCCGAGTTCGTTCGCTGCTGCGGTTTTGCCGTAATTGAAGCCGTCTGTCATTGCTGTTTGAAGCGTTTTGAAGTAGCGTTGTCGCAATTCTTGGCTGACTTTGTAGCTCAGCTCCTTGCCCTGCTTTTCAAGCGTTTTGAGCGCTTCCGTGGCCTCGTCCTTGACCGCTTCGAATATCGATTCAGTCTCTGTATCGAGCATGTCCTCGAGCGTGTCCATTTTCTTGTCGAGGGCGGACAGGTTTACGTTTTTCTCAGCGTCGTTCAGTTCGCGCCGCCATGTCGGTTCGGCGCTGCTCGATAAAAAACGGGAGGATTCCTCGGTTCGCGACTTCTGCTCGAGCTTGGCCTCTGCCTGCGCTTTTTCAATCTCGCCTAGGTCAATACCCATCTGCAAAGCCATGCGCTCCACAATCGCTTGCACTAGCTCGTCGGACAGGGCTTCTGGCCGCTGCGAGAGGATTTGATTGAACGCGTCGGACAGCATGCCGACGGTGCTGTCGGCTAGTTTGGCAAACTTGAACCGCGGATAGCTTGGCTTGGCAAAATTCAGCTCCGTCAAATCCGGTATCAGGTAGGCGTTGATGTGGTACTCGACGTTTTTCATAATCCCCTCAAGCACTAGGTTTAGCAGGTCGGTCTGGTCTTTGCTCAACGCCCAGCTCCCGCTCGAGTTGTCGCCGAGCATGATTGCCTGGGCCAGCACGCTTCGGGTCATCTCGCGGTTGTGGTGGTCAATCAGCGGCATGATGTCCACCCGCTGATTCGTGCCTGGGTTGGCCATCTGATAGCCGAACGGCAACACTACGGCACTGTTCATCTCGACTGTATCAGATAGCCGTTCAGCCACGTCACTCATCTGCTCAGACGTCGCTCGCTCGGCGGCGATGGCGGTGCGTGGCGGCACTGATCCGGACTGCGCCTGGAGACGGCCGAAGTAGTACAGCTTGTGCTTCTCCTCGCAGTGGTAGGCGGCCGCAGTGAATAAGCTCTCGCCCTTGAGCCAGTTGCGTTCCTTGCTGTTCGTAAACAGGAATGATTTCTCCACCGGTATGTGGACTGGCTCTTCGCCTGGATTTATCCGCTGGTCAGCTCCATCGAAGCCACCCTTGTCGTCGGTTCTGATGGTGATCGTGTTTGCGTCGTAGCCAGCAATCTTGCGATAGACGATTTTGCCGTCGGCATTTAACGTGTAGACCTTTTCAAAGTAGCGATAGCCCTCGCTCAATGCTCGCAACATCTCAGCCAGTACCAAGTGGAATGGCGTTGACATGCCGCCGCGCTCCGGTGGCAACTCGAAAGAATTTCTTACCAGTTCGGCCTGCTCGCCTGTCGGGTCGAACTCTTCGTCCGCCTCAATGGCCCACTCGCTCGCCAAAATCGGTAGCGTCAGCAGGTTGTTGATGGCCAGGAATGTTCCGTCAATGGAGCGCAACTTCTCAAAGTCGGCCGCCTTGAGCTTGCGGTTGTCCACCGCGAACTTCTCGTATAGCTTCTGCATCTTGGTCACTGCCGAGCCGGTTTGCTGGTCGAGCTTCGGCGGTGTCCGCTTGTCTTTTTTGTCTTTGGCAAATGTTAGGCTGGTATTCATTGAGCGCGCTTCCTACTTTGTTATAGCTTTATAAAATCATTGTACACCATAGCCCTTATTTTTGTCGCCTCCTCGCCACGGCGATTCGCTGGACTTCGGCTTGTCGCACAAAGTTGGCGAACGCGTACATCAGGCTGTCGGCGCGGTCTGGCGAGCGGTGCAGGCGCTTCTTCAGCTGCTCTTTGGTCTCCACGGCGATTCCTTGCCGCGTAATGTCGTAGCGGATTGCTGATAGTTCGGCGGCCAGTTCGGTAAATTCTGGCGGTATGTAAATCTTGCCGCTCTTGAAGCGTTCGGCCAAGTTCCACCACAGCTGCGAGCGTAGGTTGACAAACGTCAGCCCGGTATCGTCTTTGCGCGCCGACGAGTTGTTGAGTATGCCGACCACGCCGTCGATCTTGTCGTGGGTCAGTTTGTCTACCACGCCACCACCGAGGCCGTCCTCGTCAATGCCGATGAACTCTGGCGCTGGATAAATCATCTTGACGCGGCCTGCCGTCTGCTCGGTATCCTCTTTCGAGTAGGCATGCTGGTTGGTGACGATGCTACCCTTTCGTCTGGTGATGACAGTCTTGTCGTCGCCGAAGCGTGCCACGTCCACACCAACGCTCAGCGGCTCGTCTTTGCTCTGCGCGGCCTGCAACTCGGCCAGCCTCTCCGGTGTCATTGCCGCCTCGATAAACTCTAGCGGTATGAGCGTGTTGACTTCGGCGGTTGGGAATTGCCCAAGCACGCGGCTCTGGAACATCGGCGTGTCCACTCCCCAGCGCGTTATCTTGTCGGCGGCCCATTGCGGCGTAATCAGGTATGGTGCGACAATCTCCAGCGCTTCCTCGTCCAGGTTTTTCAAGTCCTCGATGGTCTCGATTCCGTTGTTGGTAAAATTCGGCGTATCGAAGCAGCTGATTCGTATCTTGCAGCTTTTCGGATCGATGTGATGGCTGTTATAAAACGTGCCGCTCAGCTTTGTGGGGTTTCCGATAAACAAAGCGTGCGCTCCGAGTGATGTCATGATGGCCTCTACGGCGACGAACGTTTCCTCGGATACACCGGCAGCCTCGTCAACGATAACCAAAATGTTACCGCTGGCCGGGTGGAATCCCTGGATCTTGTCGGTGTCGTCGGAGCTAACGCCAATAGCGAACCATTCGTCTGAATACTCCAGCATGGTTTTCAGCAGGCGGCCGCTTCTCGCCATTGCTGATTTTTTGTGGACGGCGCGGATCTGTCGCCAGAGCAACTCCTCGACCTGTCGGAACGTCGGCGCGGTGGTCACCACGTAGCTGTTTTTGTAGGTGTTCAGGAACTGGTGAGCGGCTCGGGCGGCGAGGTGCGTCTTGCCAATACCGTGGCAGCTGGCGACGGTCACGATACGGTTTTTGGCAATCGCTCGCAGCACCTCCTGCTGTTTACTCCACAGGCTGTCGCCGATGACGTTCTCTACGTAAAAGTTCGGGTCTCGACGGCTGGCTTCCATGACGGCGGCGATGGCACGCGCTTCATCAAGATTTGCCGGCCTTTTCATCTGCTTCCTTGAGCAACTGCTCAGCTCGCTCGGCGGCTTCCACTAGGTTTAAGGTGTCGCGCTCCTGGTCGTCGGTTGGCTCGCTGGTTTTGTTGATGACGGTCGGTAGGCCTAGTGTTTTTCGTTCGCCGTCGATGGCGGCTTGGAGGGCGTAAATCGATTTAGTCACGTCGCCGGTCTTTTTTTGGCTGTCGGCTCGCTTCAGAGCGTTCATGGCTGCGATTTGTGCGTTTCTCCACATGCCCAAGTGAGCGGTGTTTCGCTCGGATATCATTTTGGCGTGTTCGTCCATGGTCTTCTCGAGCGCCCTGTCCATGCACACCTTGCGCTTCTCCGTCCATTCATGTTTCGCAGCATAAATTGAAACTGTTCGATTGCTTACCCCATACTTTTTCGATATCTCAAGTATGGTCATCTTTGAGTTGGTCACGTATTCATGCTCAGCTTGAACCACGTCCCATTTATACGTAGGCACTGCTGTCTTTTTACGTTTTGTTTTCGTCGTACTGCTTGTCTTAGTCATTGATAATTCCTCCTAGCCTTTTCTGTCTTAATAATACCAAATTTGTTTAATCAATGCCCTACTACCTCTTACGTGTGGCTACGTGGCTTCTGGTGCGATTGTTTACGTTTACTACCTGTAAGTTTTCCACAGGCTACTCGTACTTTATGCGTATTTTATCCGTTTTTATTTGGAATAATGGTTGACTTTATCGCTCGTGTTTGCTATACTTAAAGTACAATAAAGTTAACGAAAGGACTACCAAAATGACCTACGAAGAATTCAAAAATCAGATGACCGGCAAAAGCGAAACAGAGATCCTCGACTTCGTCAACGTCAACTCTGACAAGTTTGAACTCAAGCAGGTTTATTACGGTACTTACGAGCAGCGCACTGCTGACGGCGTCGCGGTTGTCAAAGTCGGTAGCGCCAACAATCATCAAGCACCGGCTCGCTTAGTTGGCGAGGCTCGCTTCCTCACGAAAGAAAGCACTGAAACTCGCGAAGCTAACAAGAAAGCTGTCGCAAACATCAAAGCTGATGATTTTGTCGGTAAAAAGATTTGGGGCAATGAAATTGTTGCCTCTGAGCTGAAGAACGAAGCTATCGCCATTACCTTAAAAAGCGGCAAGACTTACAGCTTCAAGAACTTTAGCAAATTAGTTAGCTTGACTGCCTAATAGCCGGCGGGGATTATCCGCCGGCTTTCGCTTGGCTACTACCGATTCCGTTTGAGCACCAGAGACTTCAGTAGGCGATTAGCATCATCTACGAATTGACTGCAGATGGAGGCTTCTCTTGCCTTGATCACTCGCTGCAGCTCGAAGTACGGATCGTTTGGATCGAGCGTCGAGTTTAGCCAATCCTCGAACATGTCGCTATTGAAGTAGCCGTCTTTGGTCGATCACGGGAATACTGGCTTGGCGTTCTCTGGCTTCTCCGGCTCGGCCTGCTTGGCTTTCTTGCGGCGAGTGCCGCGCTTTGATCTGTTGTAGTCGCCGCGATCAGCTTTATGAAACACGCACAGCTTGTCGTCAAATCTCACGCAGAGCCTGCCGCATTTTTCGCATGATGGCCACATGGTTAGAACTCCGCCCTTTTGGCCATCTCAATGGCCAGCTGCAATACCGCGTCCAGCGCAGTTTCTGCAACGCCGGCGATGTCGCCTATCGGATAGCCTGCGTCGTCATCGTATGACGCCATCCAGCCGTTCCTGAGTGCGCCCTGTCGAGTAGATAACGTCAACATGCCAAAATCGAAACCGTCGACAACGCGGTTCGGCAGCTTCTCTAGCAAATAGTCGACCGTAAATCTCGGCGCTTGATCAACCCGATAGACAAATTTAGGATCTTTGACAACTTCTGGATTGTCGCCCTCGCGCCGGATAAACAGCCTATCCTCCGGTATCCAGTCCGGCTTCAGCTCGTGCAGCTGCTTACATAGGTCGAATGTGTGCAGCGTGACCATTCTACTCCGCTCCGTAGGCATCGTCTATCTTTTTAATTAGCTTTGGGTCGTTTTCTTTCATGTCGTCATACTCTTGGTCATATTCACAGTAGTCCGTTATATTCCTAATCTTCTCGGCTGCGGCGGCCATGTGAATAAGATTTTGTGGATCAACGTCCCAACTCAAGCCAGGATTTATTTGATTAAGATGGACTGTCAAGTCAATCATTAAGTTGTGCATGCCAAGGCTGGTCTGCGGCAGTCGTACTGTTTCATTTTCTGATTCCATTTTCAATCTCCTTATTTGTACGGGGCGAGGCGGTTGTCGCCGCCACCCCTGTTGTTTTATTATCGTCCATTCGCTTCTATGGCTTTGCGAACCTGGACGCCGTCCATGCCGGCCGCCATCATAACGGCCCGGGTGTGGTCGCGCTCCAGCTTCTCTCGCTCTTTTTCAGTTAGCTCTCGGTCGTCACTCGCCGTCATCTCTTCTCTCAAAAAGTCAGGCATGTGCAGCTGCTGCTTGATGACGAATGCTGTGCTGAGGCTGTTTAATATCTGGCGGCGTTCTTTGCGAAACGCCAGCAGATAAATGTTTGCCGCATGCTCGGCTTCGATGAATGTCGCCTTGTTGCACTCAAATGCAAAGCCGGTTGGTTTATTGTTGTAGTACAATACATTGAGCGTTTTGTGGTCTTTGTCCATTCCAAAGTTCATAATGACACGAGCGATGACGCTCACTTCATCTTTGGTCAGCCGGCCGAGTATGAGCTTGCGCTCGGTGATCTCGTCGTTCGTGCCAGCCAGCACTTTGTCAAAGTCCAGGTGCTTCTTCTCGCAAATCTGCCGCAGGATTCTGCGGGCGTTTTCTTTTTCCCCGCCAACGCCCGAGCGGGCGAGCGCAACTATTCGCAGGCTGCGCTCGTCAAGCTTCGGAGATTCATTCATCATCACTCTCGTCCTCGCAATCGTCACTGTCATCTTTTCCTTTATCAATTCCCCACCAACCGATACGTAGCCCTGATATCGAGCCTTGACGGAAGCCTAATGCACCGTTATCGTTTTCATTGTCAATCTCCGGTAGTGGCGCTTCCGGGTCGTCGATCACGCCTAAGCACAGCAGGTACTCTCTGCGGTATTTTCGGCCGGCGCGAATCGCAGGGCCCGGTTCGCCGTAGTAGGCGATCGCTCCTGGGTTCACTGGGCCAGCCAGTGCCGGCACAAGTCTGCGGCTTCTCAGGTTGTACACCAGATACCATTTCGGCTGGGAGAGCTGATCCCACTTCGGCTTGAAGCCGGTTTGGAGAGCGGCGCGCTGGATTCTGATTTTGGCAAACTCTTTTTTACGAGCGAGGCTCGCCTCGTCGTAGGTTTTGAAAATCAGACCTAAATCGCGAAGCTCATTGTCGGCGATGCTGTCTGACCATATCACTTCTGTCGGTGTCATCTGGCCGTCAAGCCGCCAGCAGGTACTACCTTTAGCGGGCTTATACAGAACGCCGCCTGGCGCTTCCTCGATCTCCTCGAACCAATAGCCGAAGTTTACGACTTCGTCTGTGTCAAAAAAGTATTCTTCGTTACCGCTTTCATAAATCTTAAACATGCCGACACAGCCCTCCTCGACATTGAATATGTCACCGGCTTTGGCGTTTGGCAGGTCGTGCTTCAATCTGTATTGTATCATTTCGCCTCCCTGATTTTGTGTTCTGAATTTAGTATCGATGCAAGCGATGGCGCGTACTCTGCGTCGAACTTTTCCCACGCTGGCCGCGGCAAATTCCAACAGCCAAAATGGCCGAACATCGTCAGGCTCTCACAGCTTGGATTGCTGCGGCCGCCCAGATCTAAGTGCTTGATCATTCCCGCTGGCGATAGGTCGTAGCCGTAGATAACGTCGATGTCTTCGCGCAGCAAGTCTCGCACCTCGAAGCTTCCGTCTTCGCGGTAAAGTGTCGCGGTGACTTCCACCGGCCGTGGATAGCCAATGGAGTAGGCTAGGCGCGTCATGACGGCCACTGGCCTGAAGTCGACGATAGCAGCGTCCTGTGTGATATCGTTTCGGTAATACATCAGGCAGCGAATCGCCAGGTGGCGCGCCATGTATGCACCGCTCCGGTCGACTTTAGTGAAGTCTTTGCCGCTGAAAGCTCCGCCGCCGATCGGCACTCGTGGCCCGTAATTATCGATGGCCAGCTTGCGGCCGGTTAGTCCAGTGTCGGCATCGAAGCCGCCAATGTTCCAATCGCCGGCTGGGTTAATCAGCACCGACAGAGTGTCTGCTGCAGCGACATCATAATCAAGCAGCACAGTCGACAGCCACTTCTCGATGATGTTTTTGATCTCGTCTCGGCTCATGCCGCACCAACTAGCGACGATTGTTTCAAGGTCGCCGTTGTGATCAAGCGTCACCTGCGTCTTGCCGTCTTGCAGGTGATCGCGATTAGCTCTCAGATAGTGACTCAAGCCTCGGGCCAAGCAAACCTCAAGCGGCATCAGCTCTTTGGTCTCCGTGGTAGCGTATCCGACCATCACGCCTTGATCGCCAGCGCCGTTGTTGTCAACGCCGCGTGCAATCTCGGGGCTTTGCTCGACGATATTCACGATGACTTTGGTTTCGTCGTTATCGATAATCTTGCGAGCGATTTTCTCGTAGTCGATTTTGGCTGTCGTGGTCACTTCACCGCCGATCACTAGCAGGCCGTGTCCACCGAATGTTTCAACTGCCACTCGCGACTTCGGGTCTTCGCGCAGGCAAGCGTCGAGAATCGCGTCGCTTATCCGGTCGCATATCTTGTCCGGGTGGCCCGGAGCCACCCATTCTGCTGTCACTCTCATGTTAGCCTCGCACCTTTGTCAGTAAGACAAATCCGTTACGCTTGACTTCCTTGACCTGATATCCGGCTGGTACTGCCGGCTCAGCCTTGTGCTTCAGTCCTTTTTTCGTCGAGAAGAAGTAAATTGTGTGCTTCTGCTTATTTCGCAGTGTGGTGACGTGGCTGTACAGGTAGTACGTCACGCCTCGACTGCTTTTGTATTCAAATGGTTTTGCGTCCATCTTTGGTCTCCATTGTGGTTATGTTACTTTACCTCTGGTGTCGCCGCTTCCCAATCGTCCTCGCGACCAATAAAGCGAGCGTAGCGCTTGCGCACCACATCGACATATCGCTCGTCAAGTTCCATCGTTCGGCAAATCCTACCAGTCTGTTCGCAAGCGATAAGAGTTGAACCCCCCCCCAGCAAATAGATCGAGCACCGTCTCGCCGGCTCGGCTCGAGTTCAGAATCGCTTTGGCAGGCAGCTTCACCGGTTTGCTGGTCGGGTGTTCATACCCCATGACGTTCTCGCGGCCAATCTTCCAGACGGAGGTATCGTCCTCCTCTTCTTCGGTCAGCAGCGATTTCGCCCAATTCAGCAGCTCTGCGTCGCTTGGCTTAAATTCCCAATGCGTATACTGCTTGCGGTCGCCATAAAACTGGACCGATTTTCCGTCGGGGACAGCGTAGAGGATCGGCTCGTGTTTCCACCGATAATTGCCCCACCCCATGCTTGCGACCGGCTTCACCCAGATAATCTGGCAGCGTACGCCGTAGCCGTTTTCGTTCAGGGCATTTTCAAATTCACGGTGCGTTCGGCTGGCATAGCAAACGTACGCCGGCGCCGTTGGCTTTGAGGCGAACTTCATCGTGGAGAACACCGCTTCCAGAAACTCCTGGAATTTCGCGCCGTCCATGTGGTCATTTTTAATCGTGTTACTGGTGTTGCGTCCCCGTCCAGCGTAGTTCACGTTGTACGGGGGATCGGTGAATACCATCACCGCTTTTTCGCCAGCCATCAGCTTCTCGACATCAGCCTCGCTGGTCGAGTCGCCGCACATAATTCGGTGCTGGCCTAGCTGATAAACTGCTCCGCGTTTTGACTGGTAGGTCTCCTCGATTTCAGGGACTTCGTCCTCGAAAACTTCCGGGTCTTCCGGAATATCGCCGATTATTTCAGCGATGGTCTTGACCGACTGGTCTTCCGGAATCGTCAGCTCGCCGAGCGTTTCAATGTCGATGTCGAGTTCTTGCGCCAAGTCGGCCAGTTTGTCTTCCTCGTAGTAGCCGTAGGCCATGTTGTCGCGCATCGCCCACTCGAACGCTAGCTTCGGGTCGTCTGTGTCGAGGATCGACACCCACACGTCCGTCACCGCCAGTTTCGCAAAGGCTCGCATTCGCATGTTTCCGCCGACGACAATTCCGCTGCGAGTTACCATGACCGGCTTGATTTGGCCGTCTGGTGTGATGGCTCGAGCTTTTTCAATGTCGCGGATCAGCTGATTGAGCTTCGCCGGCTTGATATCCCGCGGGTTCTTGTCCCACGGAGTCAAGTCGGCAAACTTCGCATAGGTGCGGCCGTCTTTGAGCCGAGTTTTAATCATCGGCTTGGCTCGCGGTTACTTTTTTCCTGCGGCGGCTGATTCGCCCCCCCTTAGAGCCGGCAATTCGTGCCAGCTGCGGGTTGGCCGCAAAGCCTCCGGTGTTTCCGTTTCTGCCGCCGATCTGTCCGATATCGCGGTAAAAGTTTGGATTATTTTGTAGATTTTTAGCCGCAGCCTTTTTGCCGCCGGCTACAGTTCCAGCCATGTGGTAGCTCCTTTCGTTTAGTTTATTGTGCTTATCATTATAACGCTTACTACCCCATATTTCAAGCCCCCTACTTGGGATTCTTGAAAATAAACAGCCGGCTTGATGTTTTATTTTTTCGGCGGCCGTCTCTGTTCCATGGTCGAGTTTTCCACAAGTTATCCACAGGTTTTCCACAGGCTTGATTTGACGTGGGGGGGGTGGTGAGTTATCATGGTGGCATGTCGCCGAGCATTGTAGGCTCGCAAATCTCTAACGGGGGCGACGGTAAGGATATTAAAAAGCAAAAACCCAGAGCTGCTACTCTGGTTGTGTTCTTGCTGTCTGAAAGACGGTAAGGATATTACTCTTTAATTGTAGCATGCCAGGGGTAGAAAGGCAATACTTTTTATGAGTACTGTACAGAAAACAGTCACGGAAAAAGAAACAGCTACAGATCTTAAATCAAGACTTGACAAATATAAAAAAAGGAATAGAATACAGTACACTGTAGACGATTCTGGTAGGCGGATCTTCGCTTCACCAGTCGAAGCTCGCATGTTTGCTGATACGCTAGATGAGCGGGTCACCGACCCGAAATTCTTGCCATTTTACTGCAATGCGATACGGCGGCTGGGTCGCGATAAGGTCGCCTGCGCTCAGTCGATGGCTTTAGCTCCGGGCGTAAAAAACCCAGAACGCATGTTCTCATGGCTGCTTAAAAATGAACTAGAGGCGGTCAAGTGAGCCGCGCCGACGCTGACGCTCGCGCCCATGAGATGGAAAGCCGCGGCGTTGACATGTCGTGGTACTGGCGCACTCGGGCCAAACGGCAAGATGAAGAGCCAGAGGAACTGAATCCGGACGATGGCGCTTCCGGTGGCAGGTGCGGCTACATCACCATGTACTTCATCGAATACCACCAGGAATCGACGATTGATTGCTACGCTCACATTTTTACTGTCAAAACCGCCAACGGCGAAAAGCACCGGCTAGCTCAGCGCCGCCGCACAAAAAAGACGGGGGATTCCGTTTACTGGTGTTCTGCCTGTGGCCGCGTTTTCAAAACCTGGGAGGAGATTCACAGCCACCTCAAGTTTTCCACAACCCCATAAAAATCTTGAATAATCTTTGCGAAAAGTGTTGACTTTATCGCTCGTGTTTGCTATACTGAAAGTACAATCAATTAAACGAAAGGACTACCAAAAATGTTATCCTCCTACGAACTCACAAACCTAACCAGCAAAGAGTTGTACGAAAAACTACAACTTCTCGTCAATGACGAGCTTCTGGAGACTATTAAAAGTGAAGCCGAGGAAACCTGGGAAGAGGACGTGGCTGAAAAAATCCAGGATATCAGAACAGTGACTGACGCTCTTGAGCGCCGCCTGCTGGGCGAGGAGCTTTAATGACGAACAATATCGTAGTGGCGGACGCGTTTAATGGCGTAGTCCGCCCCCTTGCCGAGGGCGACCGCTTCGTGGTCACCTTGCCAGTGCAGCGGCCGCAGCCGATGAGGTTCATAGGGCTTGGCCGCTCGGCCGGAAATTACGCTGGTGTCTATCGGCTTCCGGAGGACTTTCACCCGACCGACTGTATGGAAATCCACAACTACACCGGCCCTGATAAAGTTCGCCTGATCGGTTATTTAAGAATTGAGGACAAAAATGACAAAGATTAATGTTGTAAATTTAGACCTACCAGCTCCCGCTCCAGTGGCGGTCAATCCGCCACACGAGTGCTTGTGTGACTTTCTGTTGATGTCGCCGGCTCGCGCAATAAATCACGATGTCGAGTTTCCGTTTCGCGTCTGCGAATGCTGCGGCGGCCTAATCGATGAAGATGCCATGACGGCTTATAACGAATACTACGGCTACTCTGGCTTTGATGAATGCTACGAGGAGGACTATGTCGCTGTTTAGAAAAACTGAAAATGTCGGCCGCGTTCTGGTCGCTCGTGGCTGGCAAGGATTGAAAAGCAAAACCGACGAGGAACTGCTGATGATAGCCAAGTCTCGGCTGGCTCACGCTTGCCGGCGCGACCGGCTGGTCTGGAGGATCGCTTCGCTGATATCTCCGCGAAAGGCCACCGCTCGTCGCCAATCGAGCATATACTACGCTGACGCCTATGCTCTGTTTGCGGTCAATGAGCTTATCAATCGGCAGCGTGGTGACAGCTCCGACCTCTGATTGTAGGGGGAGTTTTCCACAACCCCATAAAATGTCGAATAATCTTTGCGAAAAGTGTTGACTTTATCGCTCGTGTTTGCTATACTTAAAGTACAATCAATTAAACGAAAGGACTACCAAAAATGTACCAAGCACAATACTTCATCAAAACCGACCACGACGCGATAACCGTTGGCAGCCGCGACGAGCTGGCTGAGGTGCTTATGATGATGGCTCGCTCGGCTGACTTAATGCTCGAGCATAACCAAGTGATCACCATCGAGCTTAGAAAGACAACCATCGATGGACGTATCGTTCTGGCTGCTGAGGAGCTTGATGACGTGCTTCGCAACAAGCTTTATGGCTACAGCGTTCACTTCACTGCAGTCGACTTCAGCACTGCAACCACCACGCTTAGCGATGCCCGATGTGCCGACTTGTAGTCGGCCATCGGCCTCCCTCGATAATCAAACTAAACGAAAGGATTCAGCATGAAATTACCAAAAATAACCAGGCGTAGCATTGTTGTCGCTTCTGCCATAGTCGCCGTGACATTTTCTGGGGGAGTGGCTGTTTTTGCGTTCAGTCAAGCTCCTGAGCCGCCTCGCGCTGCCACGGAATCAAAGCCAAAGGCTAAAGAAGTAAAAAAGGAGGAAAAGTCGGACACGTCCGACCAGACACCCTCAGAGGTGCAAACAACCGGACAGACTGACCAGTCTGCTGCTATTCCTGCTGGCAATCGTCCAAGTGTGCATAGTAGTCGAGGTACTGAAACACGACGACCGGTAGCTCAGCCGCAGCCGGCTTCTCCCGCTCCTGCGCCTGCGCCTGCACCGTCGCCAGCTCCCGCTCCGCAGCAGGGCGCGCACATTCCATTCACCAATAAGCCGGTAACGCCTGGCAATCCAGAATCGTATGCCGGGACTGTCGGCCAGTGTCCGTTTTATGAGATGGCCGGCGAAAAAGGCTGCGTTCCGCCTGCTGGTTACACTTGCAATTCTGACTGGACTCATTGTACAATTGAAAAGTCAAATTAAACGGAGAACTGCCAATGCAAGACAAACCGAACCCAATGCAGCCGCGCAACCGCGCCGAGCGTCGCCGGCTCGCAAAAGCTTATAAAGCTTTCAAGCCAAAATCTCGCAAGGTCTGGCGCACTATGAATAAGCATATGAAAGAAGCACAACTTCGCCGCGAGACTGAAAAGCAGGAGGTCAAAAATGGCGCTTGAAACCATCGACCAAGCGCTTGCCCGGCGAGAGCAGCCGGTGCAGGAGAACATTATTGAAATCCCGGCCGATGACGAGCCTGCGGAGGTCAATGTCTCGCCAAAGTCTCGCGAGGAGTTTCTCAGCGCTATTTATTCGGCTCATTCAAACATTTTGCGAGCTAAGCTCAAACTTCGCACCGTCGATGTCGACGAGCGTCGCCTAATCGTCTTGACCGCCAAACTCGGCAAAGTAGAGGTTGAGCAATTGTCTCTATTCTGATATCATTGTTGTCGAGCGTCAAGTTCGCCCTAGGTGATGCCCACCCTTACCTAGAGCGAACCAGGCGCTTGACAGTTGCCTCGGGTAAAAGCTTTAGAATTGGTAGTTCGATCGTTTAGCTCGAAGCGTGGTCAGCGCCTGGCCTTAAAAATAGTATCCGGAAAGTCCCCGACTGCGAGCGGGGATTTTTCGTGGCAAAAAATATTAAAATATGGGGTTGACTTTTCGCCCGTGTTCGGCTACACTGGGAATAGGTAAAATAAACGAAAGGACTACCAAGTATGACAACACCTGAAATATCAACCACTAAGCCTGCCGTTGATCCGGAGAAAGATGCCAAGCGCGCTGTCGCGAACAAGACCAAGAATCTTTACGCCGACATCGTGCCGCTCGCTGCTGGTCTCTTCGACAAGAACACGCGGCTCTCAAAAGAGAAAATGCTCGCGACGCTACACCGTTCCGTTCTCGGTCTCACCAAAAACAAAGAGGCTCGGCCGCTCGAGGACTTGAAGCTGTTTTTGGCAGTGGCCAATCAATACGGCCTGAACCCATTTAAGAACGAGATTTATGCCGTTTATATGTGGGATTCGTCTCGCGGTCGTGATGAGCTAACGCCAATCGTTTCAATCCACGGCTTGCGCAAAATGGCGCGGGCTGGTGGCGTGTACACTCACACCGGCGCGGCCATCATCACGTACGATCAAGAAACGAAGCTTCCAGAATCCGTCACCGTGCCTGTGTTCGGCCGCTTCCCCGGCGAGACTACGCCGCACGAAATAACGCGGTATCAGGCGTTCTATGAAGAGTTCGTCAAAACTAATAAGGAGGGCAAGCCAACCGGTAACTGGAAAACTATGCCGCGCGTCATGCTAACGAAATGTGCCGAGGCGAACGCTCTTCGCGCCGGCTTCGATATCGCTGGCATTTATGTCGAGGAGGAGCTAACTTCAAATAACGTAATCGAGGGAGAAACAGTCGATGGCAAATAGAGTTGATCACCTTAGTTATTCTGCTATCATTTCGTTCTTGCGAAATCAGGTAGAGTTTCACAAGCGCTACGTTGCTGGTATTTGGGATAATGCCAAATCGCCGGCTGCGATTGTCGGCACGGCGTTTCATAAAGCGCTCGAGGAATACTACAAAGGTGCGGATATCCAAGCGTCGGTTTCGGCCGGGCTTGAGGAGATAAACTTCACCAGCGACTACGAAATTGACTATGGCAAAACTGGCAGTCGCGAAAAAATGATCAAGGATTACACCACCTTGATTAACAAGTACTTCGAGGAAGCTCCGTCATATCATAAAATAATTGACATTGAGGTCAAGCTTCGCGAGCCGGTCGCTGGCGTTCCGATGGTCGCCAAAATCGACATGGTTGATGAGGACGAAAACGGCAATGCTTGGCTCGACGACCATAAAACGCTTGGGGCTTATTCTCCCGAGGGAGAGGAGAATTACAAATATCTCTTACAGGGCTACATCTACCTGGTTGTGGCCGAGAAGCACTACGGCCGCGAGTTCGCCGGTGTCCGCTTCGGCGAAATTAAACGATCCATCAATCGCGATGGCTCGCCGCAGCGCCGCGAGGTCGTCTATGATCGTGAATCGCTTTTGGCGTTCGCTCCGGTTGCTCAAAAGATAATCACCAACATATTTGCTTACGTCAACGATGACCACTCGAAGTTCTTTCCCAACCCGAGCGACACGCTCAGCGGCGTGGAATCGATGGAGCTGGTTTCAAACATGGAGGTTGGCTTTGATGCCGCTCGCGTCAAGAAGCAGGTCAAAGTGGCCGACAAGTTCGCGCCTCGCCATGTCACCGTCGACATTGATGGTTCGGACGGTACGCCAGAGGAGCTTATCCTGCGTAAGTTCACCGAGTTTGGTATCGGTGGTATCTCTGGCGACACCCACATCGGCGCTTCGGTGATCCAGTATACTTTCAAGCCCAACCGCGGTATCGCCATGAGCGCCATTGCTAAGCGCGCCGACGATATCGCTATCGCGCTTCAATCGAAGTACGTGCGTATCGAAGCACCGATTCGCGGCACTGACCTGGTCGGCATTGAAGTACCGAATGAAAACCGGCGCGTCGTTCCGTTTGAGGACAGCAAGCACCTCAAGCCTGGCACGATGGAGGTTCCGCTCGGCGAGGACGTATTTGGCGAAATCCACTATGGCGACATCACCAAAATGCCGCACTTGCTTATCGCTGGTCAAACTGGTGCTGGTAAATCTGTCATGCTCAATGTGATACTTCACGCCTTAACAAAACAGCTAACGCCTGACGAGCTTCAACTGGTGCTGATTGACCCGAAGCAGGTGGAGCTGTCGCTGTACGATGGCGATCCGCATCTGTGGAATGATATCGTCACTACACCGACCGACGCTGCGGAGGTTCTCCACGGCTTGGCCGAGCAGATGGAGGATCGTTATGGCCGGCTTCGGCAGGCTGGCGTTCGCACCATCGGTGATTACAAAGGCGGCAATATGCCGCGCATTCTGGTGATCATTGACGAGTTCGCCGATCTTCTCATGACAGACACTGGCGCGGATATCAAAAATATCGACTATAAAGAGTTTGCGGCGTTTATGAACGAAGCTTTAGCTATGAGCCCGACCGGCCGCATTACTCAAAAAATGCTGCAGGTGTCGCTCAAAGGCTCCATGAAGTCGTCGGCTCCGAGCTGCGAAACGTCGATTATTCGCCTGGCGCAGAAAGCTCGCGCCGTCGGAATCCACCTGGTGCTAGCTACTCAGCGGCCGAGCGCCGATGTTGTCACCGGCCTCATCAAGGCAAACATTCCAACCAAGATAGCGTTTAGCGTCACCACCGGTATGAACTCGAAAATCATTCTTGATCAAACTGGGGCCGAATCGCTAACCGGCTATGGCGACATGTTGTATCAAGATCCGCGCTCGAAGAGCCTGCAGCGGCTTCAGGGCTTGTATATTTAGCAACCGAGAAAGGAGAAGAATATGGATTTGCTCGGTCTTCTAAACATAATATTATCGATGATGTTGCTTGGGATAATTGCACTTGCTGGGATATTTATTCTCGCGGTCATCATTATCTCGATCCGCGAATTGATAAAGGTGTTTATCTCTGGCCCTAACACGAAAGGGAAGAAGTAGGGTGGTCTGTCATGGCAGAAAACAGGCGGCTGCGCTCCGGGCGGCCAAGCTCAAAAAACAAGACCCGGACTACTTCCGGAAGCTCGCTCAAAAGGTGCGCCGTCGTGGTCGCGATGCTGGCGGCCCGACCGGCTTTGCAACTAGCCGCGAGCTGGCAGTTGCGGCAGGCAAAAAAAGCGGCGAAACGCGCCGCCGACGAGCTGAAAGCCGCCGCGCTGGAAATGATACCGGTGGACTACATAATGCCGCCGGTCAAACCGATGGAGACACTGGCTCGGCTGGGGCCGGAGCTGCTGGAGGCGAAGCTAAATGAGCAGGCAGCGGCAATCAACCACATTATCGCCAATAGAGGCTGGGGCCACTATCCAGCCTCAAGATATAAAGCTCAACTACGTAATCGGCGATGATGGCAGACTGGCTTCGTTCGGCTTCACCGTTCTGGGGCAGCCTGCGGTCAAGAAAAATAACCAAAAGGTCACCTTTCGCGGCGGCCGATCGCGCAAATACAACACGGCTGCCTACAATCGATGGCTGAAGTTAGCCAACGACCAGGTCGAGCTGGCCATCAGTGTGTTTCAAATCCTCGCCTGTCGTGAGTGGAAGACGATTGACTTTCCGTTTAATCTTCGCGCTCGGTTTTTCGTCCGAACTTTCGGCACTGTCGACCTGTCGGCCCTTTACGAGGGGATTCAGGACGTGATGAAAGACAAGAAGATGATTCTCGACGACAACGCTTGGCTTCTCGTCTCTCACGACGGCTCTGGTGTCGCAAAAGATGCCTATAATCCACGGATCGAGCTTCTCCTCACCCGGACTGACCACGCTGAGTGGCGCGGCGAGCCAAATCCGCGTTATAATGGAGGTGCGGGTTAGGTAGCCCCCGCAAAACTCCTACGCAGCACACCGTTTCGGCGGTGTGCTTTTGGGATTATTCGGAATTTCCGAATAATCTCGGAGTTTTCCACAGGTTTACCTCTGATATGGGGTAATTATCGAATAATCTTTCCAGAAACTCTTGACTTTATCGCTCGTGTTTGCTAATATAAGAGTACAATCAATTAAACGAAAGGACTACCAATGATTGGATTCAAAAGTATAAACAATTTTGAGGCCTACATCAAAAGCATTGCCTTGCGCAACGTTGAAAACGGCTTCAAGCGCTTTGCAAAGCAGCACTATGACGAATGCGAGGTCGGTTTTGACGACTTCACTAACAGTTTTAGACTGGTTTACAAGGGATACTTCATTCCGCGTCACTTCACCAACAAGAACGACTTCCAGCGCGCCGAGGAGATGACGTTCCGTAGCGTTATGTCTGAGCAATAGCTCGATTGCCTCGCCGGCGGCATTGTAGCCGGCACAAATTGTAAAAATAACATCAAACAAGGAATAACGAAATGAAAAACTTCACAAAACAACTTCAAAAGAATGACAAATTTATAGCAACGGCTCGCGGCGCTCGCACTATCTGGCGCGTCGGCACGATTGTTGTGCCTGCTGCCGCCTGTGGCTATCTGACGATTCGCTACAATGATATAATTGTTACTGCGCTAGCGGTTCTGCTTGGCCTTTACAGCGTCAGCCAGCTGATCAAGTCGGCTTGGCTTGCGGAGGGCGACGTCGCCAAAAAGTAACTAGCGTGCTTTATGAAAAAAATCGCATTATTGATTTTAGTCGCGGTGCTGTCGGTTACGATTCACTCATTCCGACAGCCAACGCCGCCGGGAACTTCAGCCTCGGCTTCTCATTCCGCTTATAAAACGCTTGCGGACAAAAAGCCGAGCGTTGACCCGTCTGACAAAAAACCAGCCGCCAAAACTGAGCAGAAAAAGGCAGAGCCGGCTGCTCCCGCACCTGCACCTGCGCCTACACCGGAAACGTGCCGATCGGCCATTGCCAAGGTTTGGCCCGCTCATCTGCAGGCCGGAGCTATCACCGTTATGACACATGAAAATCGTACCGAGCTTCCGGCAGCCATCGGTGAGGTCAACTTCGACGGCTCGCGTGACTTCGGGTGCTTCCAGATAAATGACAGGTGGCATCGCGGCTATTTCTCGGGCGGCGACTGGCGCGATCCTGTCTGGGCGGCCACCTACGCACTGCAAATCTACCGCGAGCGCCAGGCTCGCAACGGCAATGGCTGGTCTGCCTGGTATGCCGTCCGCGGCGTTCTCTGGTAAACAAAAACCGAGCCAGGATTATGTGCGAACTGGCTCGGTCAATTTAGGAGATAGATGTTTATTTTTGCGGAGTCTTCGAGGGGGCGTTTCGACTAGCGCCTCCTCTTTTTTAATTCTAGCACAAGAAAGCTGCAGCGGAGGGCTGCAGCTTTGTGGCGTTAGGTTCTAAGCAACCTGTGATACCTGCACTTTTATTTTACAGCATCGCCGAATTTTTGCAAGCCGGTGACTAGGCCGCTGGCGCTCAAACCTGCGACTAATCCGTATGTCCAGTCGTGGTTCGTTAGCAGCGAAAGTCCAACGCCGATTGCTGCTGCTCCTGCGATGATAATCACCGCCTCAAAGTCTCGCTTAAACAGCCGGCGCACCAATTCTGCAAAACCGATAACTGCTGCTGGTATTAAAATTGTGGTGATGAAGTTAGTCATCATGTCAAGTTCTCCTTAAAGTTTACATTTACTTTACATGTTGCTCGCAGATGTCAAGTAAAACGCTTTTTAGTTTACATCTCTCTGATAAATGTCAAGCAAAATTGCTTCCGAGCAGGCATTTCTCAGTATTTTGGATTCTAGCTTCCACTGTTCGCTGGATTACAGCGCCTCGCGGATCTTTCAGCGGCTCACCCGTTTTTGGGTCGTACCACCTGCTCAAGCCTGGGACGCTGTGCGCGTCCACTAGGCATTGCAGGCAATCGTTGTATGTCGAGCCTGCTGGCATCTCTGGCGTGGCCTTGCCAATGTGTAGCGTCACGCAGCCGCAAGCTTTGCATTCGCGAAAATACAGGCTTGATTTGGTGATCGTGATTTTCGACAAGTCTGGTTCCATTATGGCAGCCTCAAGACGTCGCCTGGGTGGATTAGATCCGGGTTCGGCAGATTGTTGATTTGAGCCAGCGTCTGCCAATCCGTGCCGTGTGCGGCCGCTATCGTGCTGAGGTTGTCGCCCCATTGAACCGTCACGGTTCGCTCGGCTGGCGCGCTTCCGCCTGGCACTCGCAGCACTTGGCCTGGATAAATCAGGTTTGGATTCTGAATGCCGTTGATGGCCGCCAGGTAGTGATAGTCAGTGCCGTACTTCGCGGCGATTCCGCTCAGCGTGTCGCCAGATTGAACTGTGTATGTCGGCTGCGGCTCTGGTGCTGGCTGCGGATTAGCGATCGAGCCAGGGAATGGTGCTTCCGATGGAGCTCCTCCTGCATATTTGTCCCACGCTTCAGCGTCGCCATAAAACTCGTTACAGTCGAGGTTTCCGTCCCAGCCGTCAAGTCGGCCGCTCGATGTCCACTGCCACATTGCATAGCCTGACCAGTATTTTACGCTTGGCGGCGTGCCGGCCTGGCTCATGTCGTAGTTGAAGTCGACGGCCATGTCGCGGTACTTCGCCACCCAGAGGCCATAGTCAGCGCCAGCGACGCTACTCCAATCGTGGCTGTTCACCACACTCTCTGACATGTAGATGAGCGGCTTCACGCCGGTTCGCTCTTGCACTCGGTCAAGCCAGCGGCGCGCCCACGCTACGTCGCCAACATTGCCGCCATCTTCCCAGTCAAGAATAAGCATAGCGTGCTTGATGTATCCTTGGATATTGTCGACGAAAAAGTCAGCTTCAGCGATTGCGTCATTGCTGCCGTTTCTCGCAAAGTGGTAGACACCGAGCTTTTTGCCAGCTGCGGCTGCTTGCTGGTAGTGTCCATCGCAGTTTGGGTTGACGTAATTCGTCCCCTCCGTCGCCTTTACGATGACGAAATCTGCCGGGATTTTACCAGCGTCCAAGCCAGCCTGCCAGCTTGATATGTCAATTCCTTTCATTGACTCCCCTTTCTTATTACTTCGCTACAATCGCCGAGCGATTGCGGATAATATTTGCACCAATTCATCAAGCGGTCAATCACCGGATACCACCGCCAAATGACGACCGCTCCAGATAAAATCATCACTATCAGAATTGTCAAAAGTATGCGGGCGATCCATCGCCCGATCGAATGTTTGGTAGCCTTAACTCTCATGCCTCTATGATAGCACGCTCGGTATTCTCACGCTACCGTCGATTAGCTTCATCAAAATAAACAGCATTAAACCAATCACCAATATGACGATTGTGTTTGCTGCCCAATCCTTAAACTTCAGCCGTAATGTGGATACCATCGAAGCGTCTTCTGTCTCGAACCGTTTCTCTAGTGTGTCAAGTCGTTTATTTATCCTGTCGTGATCGGCCGAGTGCTTATCGATATAGTTTGTCAAAATCTCCGGCGTGACAAATTTCATACTAGCCAGTTGTCGCACCAACGAATCGACCGATCCCTCAATTTTGGCTACGGATTTTTTCGTATATTCCATGTCTGTCGACAGAATCGCCACCTTTTTGTCAATCTCATGAAGCAGTGCTTCGCTATCTTTATTTTGCTCATTCATCGAACTAATTTTAGCATTTTATGCCGGCCTCCTGCAATCATCATTACGGTACTATTTATCATACTTCCATGATCGTGCAGCTTATAGAATGATATCGCGGCAGGCTCCATGTGCTTGAGGGGTTTCTCGCAGATACTACTAATTGCCTAACTCCTTTTTTAACGGGGAGAATGACACTTCCAGAGACTGGGAAGTGCGTTGTTGAATTTCGGCAGATCTCTCCGACTGGGTCGCCGTCAGCATAAAGATGAAAATGAACTGTTGCGCCAGGAATATAAACCCTTCCAATGTTAAGATCTACCTTTACCTTTCCCGTATGCGAGAAAAAATCTGGGATGGTAAATATAGTTTTTTGCTCATTTACTCCAGCTCCCAGATCAGCCTGGTCTCTTTCCTCCGAAAAAGTGGATAATTGCAGATAATTTGGAAAGTCTATGTTGTCTGGTGTTCTTGGCGCAAAGTCCTGAGAGACAAACGTTTCGCTTATAGCCAGATTCTCTAGTTTCGTTCCATTGACCATCGCCATTGTCATTGACGTTGTTGTCGAACTAACAACAACCCCATATCTGGTTGTTTTTGGTGAGCCTTGCTTGAATTGAACACGCGTACCGACTGGATAGCGACTTATATCTCCCTCCGGTACCGTTATCACCCCGATTCCATTACTAAAGCTGAGAAATTGCCACAATTCAGCCGTTGTTATCCATCCGTCTGGCACGACACCCGTAAATTTGCCGATTGTGATCGATCGGTTCTGTCCATCACGCACGATCGGTATGATATCGTTAGCTCTCGTGCTTTCTACCGGCTGAAATTGACTTATTTTTTGCTGACCTGGGTTCATTTTGCTGATTCCTTTCGTTAGCTTTATTATATCACTCTGATTCGCGTTCGCGGTTGTCCATATTGCGCTTCAAATCTTGAATTCGCTTCGATAATCTCGGCCGTAGTATGTTGAATTTCAGTTCTGCGGTCTCGAGCTTCTGTGTGATAGCGACAATCTGCATTTCTGGCGCGTCCATTGTCGCGCTGAATCCCTGGTATTGCGTCAGTTCGCCAAGGTGAATGTCCAACGCCTCATATTTTGGCGATGCGAACGTCGCTTCTCCCGAGAATACCGGCTTGCTGCCTCGCTGGATCTCGCCCTCGACCACCAGCTTGACACTGGTCTCATCTTTATAGCGACTGTCGGATAGCTTCTTGAAGCCGCGGCGTATCTCGGCGATACTGCGGTCGTCTCGGCCGGCCACGACGAGTGTTTTGCCGTCTGCTTTTTCGCCGCCGATGAATATCACGTCGTTTACCAGCTCCTCGATAGTCTTGACGAGCTTCGGTGTGCCGATGACGTTTTTGCCGCGTTGCAGCTTTCGCTTCACCGTCGTCGGCCTCGGGTGGGCGTGGACAATATTCTCGGCATAGTCGTAGTAATAGTGCCAGTCGGCCGGCATTGATTTGAACACGGCAGCGATGGCTTCGCTGATCGTCGTCACATCATTAAATCGGATAGTCACTTTGGTGTCGGTATTCTCGATACTGGATTCGGTGTAGCGACAGCGTGCGCCTTGCTTCTGTGCGAAGTCTATCAACTCACGCAAGATGTCGCTTGGATCTTGCGAATAAAAGGCTCGCTTGTAGTCGCCGGGGCTTTCGTAAAGCGAGAACGCCAAATCCCAGCCAAAATCTTGCCAGAACGGATTGTCGTGATAATTGTTGTGTTGCAATCCTTGGCCAGTAGTAAAGCGGCCGCGCCTGTCCACCAGCATCTCTACTGGATATGGGAAGCTATTTTCGTATCGCGAACCACCGCGCGCCGACAACTTTATGATGAAGCGTTTGCCGCTGGTCATTCGTACGCTCTTGTCAAAAGGTATGAATAATTTCTCGTATATGTCACCGGCGACTGGTATTACCACAGCGCCGCTAGCTTCAACTACTCCCGTATTTATATCGCCAGAATAAGATATCAGCTGGGCATATAATGTTGTCATATTTCCACTCAGAAAATCTTGCCTAAATCCTGGAGAACTCACTGAATAAAGCTCAATGCCGGCGACGGTCTTGCTGCCGGTGGTCACCTGTATGGTCTGGATTATTTCGTTGCAGTATCCCCATTGTCTCGAGCCAAATCCAAGCGTCGCCAAGCCGTATGGCTTATGCTGGTAGGCCACCTCCGCTTCAGTCTGTAAATAGATGTTGTTTAGCTCCTGCGAATGGCTGAGGACTGTCGCGGTCACCTGGCTGTCGGTGTTGCCTGCCGATATCTCCCACTGGCTAATGTAGCCGCTAAACAGCGAGCGGCCCTCTGGATAGCCGTCAGTCACTACGATAATCCTTGCGTCCTCGGTGATGATAGTTTTGCCATCTTCAGTTAGCCATGGCAGATACTCACCGTATCGAACGCTGGCGCTGATACTGACGTTGGTGTCGATGTTTGTGCCGCTTCCTAGTCCCGCTGGCGTGGTTATACTTCCTACGATTTTATAACCAAGCTCGGTTAGCATATTTTCATTTATCTCGGTCATGATCTCGGTGACTACGCTGCGCGTTGTCGCGTCGTTTTGAGCTAGCTTCATTGTCATGTGCGAATGCAGCGAGTTGACTTCTGATTGAATGGCTGGCGTGCTGGTCACAGTATCTATCTGGCCGAGGTATGTTCCATCTTTGAGGTAGGCGCTGTATATGACTTCGGCCGCCTTGTTGCTTGGCTGTTTTTGCGAAAGTGTCGCCATCATCTTGATTTCGTTTGTGATATTAAATCGGTGAGTGATATCGGCTTCAATGCCTAGGCGTATGCTAGTAATCTGCATCAACTGGCTTCCGCCGCCGATAGGTTTCGTGTCGCCATCAAATATAAGTAATATTTTCTTTGTAGCAATATCGCTATTCAGTGCCGACAGGTCGAATCCGTCAATGGTCACGCCGTCAGTTGTCGACGTACTGCCTAGAAGCTCATCCCCGATCTTAAACTTAAATGAAAAGCCGACGTTACTGGTCTTTAACTGTTCGGTGGTCACACCCCATTCATCCATTGTGCCTGCCAGTGTAAATTGTGGACTAGAGAAATTGGTGATACTATCGACATAAACATTACCGATTTCCTGTCCGTCAACTCGCAACCTAGCCTCTTTAATATTGGCAAAATTTCCGCCTGGTAGAATCAACGACAAATGAAGTTCGCCAGTCTCCGGCTCAATCTCGGCGTTCTGCCAGGTATAGAAATAGTCGCCGCCTCCGGTGATAGAATACGACCGAGGCTTTTTTGTCTGGAGTTGCGCCATCGACTAGGCCTCCACAATAGTTAGGTTGCCTGGCTGCACCTGCAGTGTTTCAGGAGCCATGACTTCAAGCGGCCATGGCAATGCGTCAAATGCGATCATCTCTCCGCCGGTCTCTGCCGTAAACAATGCCCAATATCTGAAAACGCCGCCCGGCACTTGAATCGCCACGACGCTGTCGTTGGTGGCCGTGCCGTCCTTGTCGTCAATTTTCCAGGAAGACACCTTGCCTCTTTTATAGTTCTCTTTTGGCTCGCTTTTGGTGTCGCCGGCGTAGCTCGGGTGTTTCTCAAGCAAGCCAGCGTAAACGCCGCCGGTTCGCTTCTCGACTTCAATTCCGAGCAGGAACTTCACTGAGCGCTTTCGTTCGTTGTAGGTTTTTGGCATTGCTTCCTCCTATTAGATATATTTTGGATTATAAATGGCTCGCAGTTGGTGGCTTCGCGTGGCAAGGTTATCTTGGTACTCAAGCATTCCCGCTCCGTACTCCCAGCACGGGAACGTGCCGCTGGCTCGCAGCTGCATGCTATTGTGGATAATAGTCTTGGCTTCGCAGTCGACTGTTATCACGTCGCCGGCTTTCAGGTTCGCATTGAATGTTAGGTATTCGCTGCTGTCTGGATTTCCGAGCGTTATTTCTGTGCTGCTGCTGCTGCTGCTGCTAATGATTATAGTAGGTTTTGCTCGATATGTCCCGATATTCTCGACGGAGATGGCACTTGCGGCCGTGCTTATGTTCGTGGTGGCGCTGAAATCAATCAGGCCGACCGACGACCTCGCTGCTGGCGATTCGCATTCCATCTCAAAACTGAAGCCGGCGCGGCTCACATCGAATGATCCGCGGCTGATGTTTAGGTTCGTGGCCACGCCGCTCCAAATTCGATAGCCCTCTGGGAAGTTTGTCGCTAGCTCGATTTTCTGGCCGAATGTCAGCGTTCGCTTCAGCCAGTCGATTAGCCAGTCGCATTCACGCTGGCTCGACGCTGAAACTTGCCCGGCGACAGAGATGGTTCGCCCCGCAAAGTGGCCGCTGTTCAGCAAGATTTGGCCGTCGTCTCGCGCCAGCTCGCCGCTATCGACGGTTCGCTTGGCTATGCCGAATAGGTTTGTAGATTGCACTCGGACGTTACCGCCGTTATTGAGGTCAAATCCGTTTAATAAAAATCTGCGTCTGTCGCCGTTCATTATGTCGGTACTCCCATCGATGCCAAGTCGCCGTCGCGGTCAAGTCTCTTGAAGAACGCGTCGGCTGCTTCTGGCGTATTTATTACAATTTGTCCATTGAACTGGTTCGTCGTGCTTCGGTTGCCGCCAGAATTGCTGACGTTAGTGACACCACCACTACCAGCAAGCGTCGCTCCTGGCCCGTTGATACCGCTTCCTGCGAACGATAAGCCGCCAAGCGACATGTCACCGCTCAAACCGTCGTAAACGTCGCTAGCGATGTCTGTGGCGGTTTTAACGACAGCGTCTCGCATGCTTTCCAAGCCGCCGCTCCAACCCTGCATCATAAATTTACCCATCTGCGCCATCACGCGGCTCGGCGATTTAATCCCGAAGAAGCTCTTCACGGCATTGAGCGCGCCGCTACAGATTTCCTTGATTTTGTTGACCACCGCGTCTTTCGCACCGGCCACTCCCTTGACGATTCCATCGATCAGGTTCTTGCCGGCGCTGGTGAAGTTTCCGACAAAGTTCACCACTGCGTTGTAAGCGTTTTGCACTGCGTTTTTGATCGAAGTGGCAATCTGGCCGACCGTGCCGACCACGTAGCCAACTGCGGTCGCCACTGGATTGATGATGTAGTTCTTGATAGCGTTCATCAAGCCGTTTACCACGGCTGCGATGCCGCTAAAGACCGCATTGATAACGGCGCTCATCACGTTGAGTATCGGCTGAATGAATGGCAGTATGGCGTTCCAAACCGCTGTGATCACTCCCCAGATGGCACTCATCACGCTGCTTATCACGCTAACAATAGCGTTGAATACTGTCGATATCACTGTCCAAATGACTTGCAGTATCGGCGATATCACGGCAGCGATGGCGTTCCAAACCGTGGTGACAACCGACATTATGACGCTCATCGATGAGCTAATGACATTAACGATAACGTCTACCACAGTGGCGATGACGTTCATCACCATGCTGACGACTTCTCCCATGTGCGTAAAGATGTAGCCGACCGCTTCGCCAAATGGCACAAGCACATTATTCCAAATGGCCATTATTGTGCCATAAAATACTACGCCAATAATCTGCACAACGGTGCTTATTATCGTCCATACGACTTCGGCGATTCCGCTGAATATAATCCAAATTATTTGGCCAAGTCCAACAATGGCGGTTATTATCAAATCGATAATCTGGAATACAGGGGTCAAGATATTTAGTATCGTGCCGATGACTTTGCTTATCACGCCAACGATTTTACTTATCACACCAATGATAGTGCTTATCACGCCGACAACAATGCCAATTCCGTTCGCCACCACACCAACAATCACACCAATCACCGAGCCGATAGTCCTTGCGGCCGTTCCAATCGCTCCTGCGATTGTCCCGACAATATTCACCACCACGCCAATCACCGAGCCGATGACGCTGGCCACGTTTCCAATGACAGAGCCAATCACTGTTCCTATCTGCCCTAGCACCGCTCCTATCTGGCTGACGATTCCATTGACGAAATTGCGGAATCCCTCGTTCGTGGCGTAAAGCCAAGCGACAAAGCCAACCACCGCGGTGATGATGATGGCTATCCACCCGATAATCGGTATCGAGCTGATTGCCGCTCCAAGTCCGGCCGCTCCGCTGCTCAGGCCTGAAAATACCACCTTGCCGACCGTCCCCATCACGCCAAGCGCGCTGGTTATTCCATTGACGGCGGTTTTGGCTGCTGCGCCGACAAACGTCCAGGCCGTCGCTCCCTCTTTCGTGACTTTCGTGACGTCTTTCCAGCCTTTGCTGATATCGCTGACTGCCACCGCGGTCTTAAAGCCGAGAGCGGCCGCTTTGGCGGCGACATACATGCCAATTAAAACTTTGAGCGCTGGGACTGCGTTTTGCAGGATAAACGTCATCACCTTGACGATCTCCTCGCGATGCTCTTTGATGAACTTCGTGGTCTCGGTGACGCGGTTGCTCATCTGGTCGAACAATCCGCCAGCTTCAATCACCATGCCTTTTATCGGGTCAATCTTGATTCCCAGAATCTCCAAGCCAACGCTTCGTATCGTACCACTCAAACTTATCATGCGGTTTTGGAATGTGTCGGTCATCTGGCCGATGTCAAGGCTGGCCGCGTAGTTTTCCATTGCCTTGACGAATTCTTCAGCCTTAACTTTTCCACCGTTTATCTTCTCGCTGGCTTCCTGCATTGATATGCCAAAATGCCGAGCGAGGATTGTCGTCAGTGGAATGTTGTTATTGATCAGCTGGAGCGCGTCCTGGCCAAACAACGCGCCGCGGCTGGTCACCTGGCCGAATACTAGCGCTAGGGCTTGCAGGTCTGCGCCGTTGACGATAGACATGCGAGATAGTGTGTCCATGTCCTTGACAACGGTTTGTGTGGTTCGGCCGTATCCTAGCAGCGTTTTGGCCGCTTTGGAAGCGTCTGGGAATGCAATCGGCTTGCCGAGCGTATAGTTGTACAGCTGGCCGAATACTTTGTTCGCTTCGCCAACACTGCCGGTCAAAACGCCAATCTGCCGCTGGGTCATCTGCAGGCTGCTAGCAAGGTCGACGAAATATTTGCCACCAAAAGCACCGCCGGCTGTGAATGCGGCGGCGGTCTTGATCAGCTTCATAATCCCCGAGGCCATGCCGTCCAGGGCGCTTGCCGCCTTGGAGGCAAATGATGAGGTCGAGCCGGCAGCGGACGACATGCTCGACTTCATCGAGCTGCTCAACTTCTCGACATCGCGCTGAATCTGGCTGAGCGTCTTACTCGCACGGTTCTGCGCTTCAATCACAAGTCTGAGCTGGCTGTCGTCCATTGCTACCCCTTAATATTTAGATTTTCGTCTCATCTCCGCCTCCTGGCGTTCGGCTTCGTAGCCCTCCTCGTTTAGTTTTATCTCGATGGCTTGAATCAACCAGTGAGGTTGGCTTACGTAGTCTTGGAATGTCCAGCCCATGGTCTGGCATATGGTAGCAATTTGGATCTCCTGCGGTATTTTCGCGTGCTTAACGCCGGCTATGGCTTTGGCGTAGGCTGCGCTGATTTTTGCTCGCCTTTTGGGTTCATGACTTCTCCTGTGATCTCCTCGATCTTTTCCTGGATAAAGTCAAAGTCCTCGCTTGGCAGTTTCAGCAAGCTCTTGAGTTTAGCGTCATCATCACCGGCGAAGTCATCGCCGTCAACCGTGACCACCAAAAACTTTATAGCGTTGTTTTTGATTTCGCTGATGGCGGTTGCCGGCAATTTATCGAATCGCATAGTCTCTTTGATATCGTCTTCGCTCATCGATTCGCCCTGGACAGCTCCGTTGAGGTCAAAGTTCGCATAAGCTAAGAATACCGCCTCGTTCATCTGCGACAGCTCTGCTGTGGCGTATGGCAGCAGCTCGACATCGCAGCCAAGCACTGGCGTTGTAATTTTGATATTGTCTTTGCTAATTCGCGGCATCTCCTACTCCTTTGCTCGAATTAATATTTAGTAACCATGTTTATCAGCGTTGCGGTGATTGCTGCAGCGTCCTCGAGGCTGTAGTTTGCCTGGAACTTTGCGCTTCGCGTCTCGACTGCGTTGTTATCACGGCTTCGGCTGTCTTCGGTAATTGCTACGGTCGGGAAGTCAAACTGCAGCGTTGGGTGCTGGCCAGTGCCAATTTCCACCGCCTTATTTTCGGCGATAAATTGAATGGCCTGCGGTTTGCCGCTCAGACATACTTGCCGCACGTCCTCTTGCGCTGGGTAGTAATCGAATGACCCAGTAACGTTCAGCTGTTGGTTCTGGATATCGTCTGGTGTGTCTGTGCCGAACACATATTGCACGTCCAGGTTCTTTGAAATCTCAAGAGAGAATGACTTGATTTTTCGCGCCGGCGAAGCAGCAAGCCCTGCTGCGTTATCGGCCATCTTGACTGCCAGGTTTCGCGCCAGGAACTCATGGCCGCGCGTGAATGCTGGCGGCGTGGCAGGAACCCACGGCTTTGATCGGCGGGACTTAAAGTCGATAGCCCTCATCAGGTAGTCGTCGATTGCTGCGGTGATTGTGAATGATTCAACCATTCCCAGTTCGTATGAATACTTCTGCTCTGGTTCTTTGACGAAGATGGACAGCGCGTCGTGGCTGTTGTTGTTTATCATCTTGAATACGTGCTGCTTCGCGCCGCTCTTATCGGTCGTAGTTGGAGCTTGGCCGAATACGGCTCGCAGCTCTGCGCCGATGATGTGGTCGAACACTTTGCCGTCGTATCCGCCCTCGGCAGTGACATTGATAACGTCGCTGGCGTTGTGTTCTGAGATGTTGCCGTAGGCGCTGTCGTTGTGAACGTACGTCGGCTTGTCGTCAATGCTCAGCGTTTTGGTTGGCACTGCGAATGTCGGCGTGCCGAGTGTGCCTCGGGTGGTTTCGTTGCCGATGTATATGGTGGTCAGTCGGCCGATAACTTTAGCCATTGTTTACCTCCTTGGCGATTTTTTCTTTTGCCAATTTTACAGCCTCCTCTTGCGAGGTGGCTTGGACTGATATTTCGTGACCCTCAAAATCAGGGAAGTAGTACGCTTCCTTGACACCAGAATCCGCCGGCTCAGGTGCAACTTCCGGCGCTGGTTTGGTTGGTTTAATATTTGGTTCTGCCATCGAGTTCTCCTCTGCTCTTAATTGTAGCACGGCAGAAGCTTTTTGACAGCTAGTACTTCTCCTGGATTTTTGGAGCGTAAATGTAGGCGGTCGTGTGGATTGCCGCTTCAACGCTGAAAATGCCAGGCCCGCGCCGCTCCACGCCAATTCCGAAGTCGACGCTCAGTGGCTGGTCTTCAATGCCGAGCATGACGCTCACCGATTCGCCGTCTGGCGTGGTTGCGTATGCCAGCTGCACCCTCTCGCGGAGCAGCCGCATTATGCTGTCGTCGGTATAGATGAAGTTGTCGTCCTTGCCGGAGACGATTTCGTACAGTTCTGTCGTGCCGGCTTCAACGTCAAAGTCGCGGCCTTGATTAGCATTAATGTCGGTGATGACGCTGATGGTGATTGCCATCTTGGTCACGTCGTCGCCGGTCGAATCAGTCTCAAGTGTCATGCCATCGATGGCCACGCTCACCGCTGGCAGCATACTCTTGCTGATCAGCAGCGTGTCGCCGTAATACCACGTACGGATATCTGGGTGTGCTTTCGGTTTTAAATAATTGATGATGGCCGCGATCACTGGATCACGGTACTGCGCTCGGTTTAGCGGCATTATCCCCTCCTCGATTCTCGCACTTCGTCAACCAGCCACTCGTGAAAGAACTTCATGATTCGCCGTTTGTCTTGCGCGATTATTTTTAACATAACACGGCGCGGCAGCTTCCTGCGCGGTCGGTTGCTTTGATGATATTTGAAATATGGCGTCGGATTCCAAATCTCCATGCGGCTCACCTTGACGCTGGAGCGGAAGTCTCCGCGCATTCTCCCGGTTCGCTGCAAAAGTGGCCAGGAATATATCTGCGTCCTCGGCTGCCAGCCACCCATCAACGCACCAGATACACCGAAGTTCGCGTCGGTGGTCTTTAATAACTGCTTGCGGGATTTATCGAGCGGCTTGTGAAAATTCTCGAGGTTGGTTTCCAGTCCCATAAATTGTCGAGCTATCTGGGCGTCTCCCTCGACGTGGCCGGAGATATAAATCGCCATGACTACCGCCTCTTATTGAAGAACTCAACTTCGGGGCTTAGCGGCGCTCGGTTTCCTTTGATTCGACCGACCAGGTCGCCGTCGCTGGCAAACGCTCCCGAGGTAGCGGCCGCAATGTTTGGGTCGGTCGGGTCTAGGTTGGCCGCGTCCTCGACCCACTCGTCGATCATGTCCTTGGCTGTTTTCAGCTTCA